GTTTAAAAGCTCATTTGCAAAGATAAAGAAAATAATTTAAAATACAAATAAAAATGGGAGAAAATTTCAATTACGATTTCCGTACACCGTTGCAGAAGCAGCAGGACGAACGAAAGAAGAACATCATAGCGATGTTTGCAGATTTCCGAGCAAAGGCACCTGCCGAGACATCGGACAGTAGAATAATGCTCGCAGTTTCGCAGCATGTGGGTTGCACCCAGCAGAACGTGCGTGTATGTCTTATCAAGGCTGGAGTGATTACACCAAAGAAGAGACGTGCAGCCGTGCGCAAGTAATCAAGTCGAACCAATTTAAACATTCAGAGCGTATGAAGAAGTTTATCGAGATTATCACAAGTGACGAAGTATTATCCCTGGTATTTGTCACCATGTTACTAACTTTAATCTTTTGGAGGGCATAGAGTTATGACGAACGAAGAACCAAATGTAGCTGATGCAGGCAGATACACAATGACAGAGACCTGCAAGGTACTGGGCATCCATCGCAACACCCTGCGCAGATGGTTGCAGGCTGGAAAGATTAAGGTCAAGTTCCGCAGAATCGACAACCGCAAGGTTTTCGAGGGCAGCGAGATTAAAAAAGTCTGGAGGATTGCCCTATGATGAATGCCTACGAAAAAGCGAAGCAGCTTACCGCCAAGTGGGAGCAGGAGCGAAAGGACAGCAAGCGACTGGCAACTATGAAGGAAGCTGAAAGACGCATCCAGGTTAGGGAGTTCGACAATATGCTTTGTCTATCACTGGACGGAATACCAGTACTCCCGATGAGCGAGTTCAACAAGCAGACGCTTGCGGACGCACGTCTGACATTCTTCAACTATTTAAACAAAGGATGAACATGTTTATTAAAATAAAGCGTTGTGAGAACTGTGAATGGTTTGAGGCTACATGTGGTACAAAAGAAGGGTGGTGTTCAAGGGGTTATCACACTGTGTCACAAAGAAGTTGTTGCAGAAAATGGTCAGAAGATAAATATATAACAGAATGTATTAAAAGAAGAAAGGGATGTGAAAAATGAGACCGAATATTATCGAAGAGTGCAGGAAGAAGATGTACGAAGCCATCTGGCAGGAGATAGACCGTGAGCCACAGCAACCAGCGGTTGCAAGGATAGACATCAAGACAAAGGCAGGCGACATCTGCGTATGGTGCGACAGAACCGGGAACGTAGCTGTCGTGACGCACAAGAATAGCAACAACGAAAGCGAGCGTCTGGAGGAAGCCATCGAGGGCTGCGTTAACTATCAAGACGTGATGGACGACTGGTTGGAGGAGAACAGCCAGTACGCAGACCAAGACCCGATGGACGCTTTTAACGAAAGCAGGCTCGACATTTTTATGGCTCAACTGGTTTAGGCTTAATAGATGATATGATAGTTATAACGGTTATTTGAAACTTAAATCCCTGTAGCGGCAGGGCAAAGGGCGCACGCAAAGCTTTTCATATGTTATCCAATTCATGCGACATAATATGCGGAAACAGACAGCGTGCGTCCTGCAACGGAAGGGCGTCCATCGGCAGCAGGCAATGGTGGGGTAAGTTTTGGCAGCAAACTGGGGTTCGAATCCCCAGCCTTCCGCTAGAGTTAATTAAAAGATATGTTGAACTTAAAATTTAACGAATTATGGATAATGAGATTATTCAAGTAAGCGGTGGCGAAATGCTGGAAGCCATCAACCGCTCGGAGATTGACGGACAGATTGCCACAGCGCACAAGTTCCCTCGAGACATCATGCAGTGCAAGCAGAACATGGTAGCATTGGCAGCTATGGACGATGATGTAGCCTACAACTGCTTTTATCATCTTGAGCGCAAGGACAAGGATGGTCATGTATCGATTATTGAGGGTCCGAGCGTGAGATTCACGGAAATCATTTCTGCCTGCTGGAAGAACCTGCGCATCGCTGGTCGCATCATCGCAAACGATGGCAAGACCATCACGGCACAAGGCGTCTGCCATGACCTCGAGAGCAACGTTGCCTACTCTGTAGAAGTTAAGCGCAGCATTCTGACATCGAAAGGCTACACCTATTCGCAGGACATGCAGGTGGTAGTTGGCAATGCAGCTGTGGCAATCGCACAGCGTAACGCAATCTGCAAGGTCGTGCCACAGGTCTTAATATCAAGCGTAGTGAAGGAAGTGCAGGCGAAGGCTCTCGAGCACATCAAGCAGATTGGCGTTCAGAGCCAGTGGAAAAGCTGCGTAACCTGCTTCCAAGCCTACCAGGTAACAGACCTTATTCTGCTTGATTACCTTGGTGGAAAATCAGCCGAGGAAGTCACGGCAGAGGACATTCAGAAGCTGGGCGGTGTGTACAACGCCATCAAGGAAGGCACGACCACCGTAGAGGAGACCTTCAAGAAGCCAAAGCAGCAGGAAGCAATCGCAAAGCAGGCGCAGGCAGCAGCCGACGATGCCAAGAATAAGGCGCAGCAGGCAATGAGCCGCAGTCAGGGCAAGACTGGCACAGCAGCGAAAAAGTAGTTTAGTTTATAAAGTTATAACGTTTGCCCGAACCGCCACGGCACAACCTATGGGGTGGGCTCCCATCATAACCTACCAAGGGAAGCCGTGGCAACTTTTAAACATTCAGTAATATGACAGTAAAACAATTAAGAGAAGCAATTAAAGGTCTCAAAGGAGACGTTTATGTAGAGGTTGTTATGCCAGCAGGCAAGGCTGGATCAACGTGGCACATGCCAGTAGAATCTGCATCAAAGAAGGATGGCAGATTACAGCTCAAGACAGACAATCCGATGTAGAACTTTCAAAGCGTGAAAATTATGGCAGAAAAAGAAAACAATCAGAGACACGAGAGCACCATCGACAAGTACTTCGATAGAACCGCAGAAGGTTACGAGGCATGGGCTGAGGAACACGAGGAAGGCAGAAACTTTTTGCAGATAGCATCTGAGACAACTGGAGATACGGACGAAGAAGGAAACCAAGGTTACGACTTCCATATTGCTTGCTCCGGCAAGAGCATTGTCCTCGCAAGCGGAATTGCTCAAGCAATGGAAAGGGATGAATTCGTTCGCTCGCTTATTCTTGCGGCAGCTGGAAAATTCTTAATGGATAAATAAAAACATTCAGACAATGAAACAGATTATCAAGTACAAGAACAGAGAGGAGTGGTTGCAGAACCGCTCGAACGGAATAGGTGCATCAGAGGCAGGCACGGTACTGGGACTGAACCCATGGGAGACCCCATACCAGTTGTGGAGACGCAAGAAGGGCATCGACCCGCCTAAGGTGGAGAACTTTGCGATGGTTGCAGGACACCTGCTGGAGGATGCCGTGGCGCAGTTCTTCAAGCGAGAGAGCCACTGCCACATCATCAAGGCGAGCACGGACGACTACACCATCACGAACACCGATGCGCCATATCTGCGTGTATCTCCTGACCGCACCTTCTGGAGAGTCGGGGCAACGCACAACGAAGCGAGCAAGAGCATCCTGGAGTGCAAGACCACGCAGATGCAGATAGATGCAGACGACCTCCCGAAGCATTGGTTCTGCCAGCTTCAGATGAACCTCGGAGTGGGAGAATACAAGGACGGAGCACTGGCCTGGCTGACAGCAGGCAGGGAGTTCGGCTACCGAGACATCGACTTTGACCCTGAATTCTTCGGATGGATGAGGGATGAGATAACCAAGTTCTGGCTTGACTACATCGTGGGCAACCAAGAGCCGCCAGCCTACAGCGCACAAGACGTTCTCCTAAAGTCTCCTCTACATGTAGCTGGCAAGGAAGTGACTGCAACGAAGGAGATACTCGAACAGATTGCTAGGCTCAAGGAACTCAAGGTTCAGAACAAGAAACTGGAGACCGAGCAGGATGAGATTGAGGACAGCTTGAAGCTGTTCTTCGGGGACGCAGAGAGCATCGTTTCGGACTCTGGAAAAACGCTGGCAACGTGGAAAGCACCGAAGGCAAGCGAGAAGTTCGATGCCAAGGCTTTTCAGGCAGACCATCCTAAAGCGTGCGCCAAGTACATCAAGCAGGTGCAAGGCGCAAGAAGATTGCTCATTAAGTAAAGGCAGGGCTTATGGCTAGCGTTCCTATATCAAAAACCGACCTAAGGAATATAATTTCCCAACTGGAGAATTATATTTCCCTAGGTGGGAAAGTGACAGCACCGACCGACACAAGCCAGCGGAACAGAATCCGGATGGCTACCGTGCTCAAACGTAAGCTGGAAAAGAAATTATCATTATCGGAATAAAATCATGAACGATTCATTCATCTTATACACATCATACTACGCCATCATCGAGGGGCTTACGGATGAGCAACTCGGAAAGCTTATGAGGGCGATTTTTATCTACGCAAGGGATGGCGAGGTAACCAACCTGGAGCCAACATTACGTATGGCTTTCGCCTTTATCAAGGATGATATGGAGCGAAACCAAGCCAAGTACAATGAAAAGCGAGAAAAGCTGCGTGCAAATGCACAGAAACGTTGGCAAAAAAAGCAATTGGATGCAAATGCAGAAGAGCCGCAGCAAAAGCATACAAAAGCATACAAAAGTATGCAATTGGATGCAAATGCAGAAATTGCATTGCATAATGATAATGTATATGTAAATGATAATGTATATGATAATGATGTTTCTAAAGAAACAGATAATAATATACCTTCTAAAGAAGGTTTGTCAATTTCGGAAAATCCGAAAGTTGACCCAGCCAAACGATGCGCCAAGATTGATTTCGCTGCTATCAAGGAATACTGGAACACCAAGCATGACCAGTCGGGCAGCGTAATGCGAAGGTTGACCTTGATGAGCGACCAGCGCAAGTGTAACGTCCGTTCAAGGATAAGAGAATACGGAGGGGACGTTCAGATGGTCTATAAGGCAATCGACAAGGCAATGGCAAGCGACTTCATGAACGGCAAGAACGGAAAGGGATGGGTTGCCAGCTTCGACTGGATGATGTGCCCTTCCAATTTCCCGAAGGTTCTTGAAGGCAACTACGACAACGAGCAGCCAGCAGGAAGCCAGCAGCCGCAGGCAGCAGCCAAGGCGCAGGATCCTGCGGCAACGGCAAGACCGAGCATCGGGGAACGCTACGAGCAAGCCAAGCACCAGCAGCCAAGGAGCCAGCAGAGCCAAGACGACAAGTTCGTATGGGTAATACAGCAGAACCTGGACGACTTGAAGAAGAATCCACGGAACAAGCCAGCCAAGGATTCGCTGGCGAGATTCTACGAGCAGGGAGTTCTGCAGCGGCTGGGCATCGACTGGAAGCCCGAAAAATAACGAATTGGACATCAAGGGAGTTAAAATTATGGCAGCTTCTAAGAAGGATGCTATCAAGAAGTTTAATCATCGTAAAAAGTAAAGCGTATGGATAAGTTAGAATACATTCCAGGAGATTTGGTAATGACAAACGGAGTACCTTTAGATACTGCCAAAGATGTCGTTTATCGAGTAACTTCGTCGGATCCATCAAAGACTTTAAATTTAGAATATGGAACGGTTCCGAAAGGTGTTGTCTGCTTAGAGAACATAGAAGGGACAGAAATAGGAGATAAAGGTTATCTCTTTTGTGACTGCTATGCTTGGGTCGGTAACATTGTTCCAATCCCTCTCACTCCAGAGATTCTAGAGAAGAATGGGTGGGGGAAAGATTACTGCATTGGGAATGAAGATAGATACGCTAAATATGATTTTCTGTATATTTCATACTACAGGAATGACAACACTACCAAACTTTTTGTTAAAGGATTGACATTATTGTCCAATATCAAGTATGTTCATCAGCTTCAACACCTTCTCTTCGGTCTGGGACTTAACTTAGAAATGGAGGTGTAGATATAATTAAATTCCAATAAAGATTATGAATGAGTTGTTTTTCCACGAATGCAGAGCCGCTGGGCTTGTGTTCAAGACATCGGACGATTGGTTCAAATGGCTGACCGATAACAGCTATGACATCAAGAAGCCGGTCGCAGAGCACGAAGGCTTCAAGTACAACATCAATGATGTTTGCATCAATCCGCACGTAATCGAGTATTCCGTAGAGGATGCAGACAACTGGGGATGGAAGGTAATGACCGCTAAAACCCAGTTCGGCTGGATATGGGGCTACAGCATTCAGAAGGGAAAGCTGCATGGATACGACAGTCCGACAGGCTACCCGAGTAGATATGACGCTATCAACATCTTCTACGGTAATGAGAAAGAAGCGGTTCAAGACGCTTTGACCTGCATCATCGGAGACCTCGAGAAGAATGCTGAAACCAAAAACACCAACCTCCTTCTCTGGGCAGCGAAGAAGAAGAGGGCAGACATCATTCATCCACAGCTGGAACTTTTTAAATAGCGAAAAATATAGTAAAAAGAAGAAAATATGAAAAAGATAGAAATCATCACAGACGAACACCGACATCACGTATACGTTGGCAACACCGATTTCTGGCTCGATACCAAAGAACTGGTGGAACTATACAAGAAACTCGGACACGTCAAGCTGTAACAGACAAAAGAAACAAGAGTAAGCAATATGAATCACGCTAGTTTATTCAGCGGAATCGGTGGTGCTGAGGTCGCGGCATCCATGATGGGATGGCAGAACCTCTTCCATTGCGAGATACAAGAGTTCCCTCGCAAGGTGCTCCAATACTGGTTCCCAAATTCAGAAAGTTATGAAGACATTACCAAAACAGACTTCACAAAGTGGCACGGCAAGGTCGATGTTCTCACAGGAGGATTCCCCTGCCAACCTTTCTCCCTCGCTGGAAGAAGAAAGGGAGCGGACGATAACCGCTACCTCTGGCCACAGATGCTTCGAGCGATACGGCAGATACACCCCACTTGGGTCGTTGGTGAAAACGTTAATGGAATCAAGACGATGGTGGAGTCCTGCCAAGTCACTCAAATGGGACGCACAGACTATCTTTTCGAAGAGAATTACCTATACCGAGAGGAAAGCCGATTCACCCTCGACAAAATCTGTGCAGACCTCGAAGCCGAAGGATATTCCGTCCAACCGATTGTTATTCCAGCTTGTGCCATCGGAGCACCACACAGAAGAGACCGTGTTTGGATTGTTGCCCACCGTTCAGACCCAAGGGCTGAAACAATGCAACAAGGACGGCAAGACGGAGTTCATGCCGCTAGACCTTCTGCCGACTCCCAATGCAATGGACTTTCCACACAAGGGAATGGAAATCAACGAGAAGGGAAGAAGGAATCCCAAGAAGGGCAAGACAGACCACAGCCTAGGTCTAGAAGACATGGCAGTGGCACAACTCCTTCCTACGCCAACGGCACTCGACAAAGGAGGAGGAAGAATAAACAAGAGCCTTTCACCGAATGCAGCAGAACGCCCAACCTTGGCACTCGCCGCTCGAAAAGGCTTGCTTCCCACTCCTACAGCAATGGAAGCCACGAAGTTCACCAAGACCATCAATCCCAATTCCCAGATGGGGCAAGGACTAACAGCCTTGGCGGTCAACGGTCTTCTCCTCACTCCAACGGCTTCGGATGGAATGAGAGCAAACATGAAGATGCAAGCCCTCAAAAACCACAACAAGGAGAATGCCATCCTGACGGAGCAGATAGCCCACAAAGTAGGTGGCGGAACTTCCCAACTCAATCCCCTGTTTGTAGAGGAAATGATGGGATTCCCTTTGATGTGGACAGCCTTACCATTTCTTTCCCCAAGTGGCGACAAGAATCCATAAAGGCTTACGGCAATGCCTGGGTACCACAAGTGGCTTATGAGATATTCTGTGCCATCGAGGCAGAAGAAGAAAACAACAAACAATAAAAAACATTCAGATTATGGAGCAGAAAGATATTGATATTTATGAGATTTTGAAGGGAATGCCAGATGGCACCCCACTTTACACGTCAATGTGCGGAAATGTTGAGTTCACTTCAGTTGAAGCAGACAAGGAAAAATCGAGAGCAATCTGGACTGAGAATAAGAACGGAGCTTACTCCTTCGACAAGCACGGCAAATGGATGAAGGGAGGAGAAGCCCTGCTTTTCCCATCCAAAGAAATGAGAGACTGGAGCAAGTTCTTCAAAAAGGGAGACGTGCTGGAGTATGTAGGCGATGAAAAATTACAAGGAACCTGCACATTCGGAAACCAGTACGAAATTGAGACCGAGAAGTTCGTGACCGACCAAGCCTTCGACCTGAGAATCAGCATGCACGATGAACTGCGAGAAGCGACAGAGAACGAAGTTGAACTGTTCGAAAAGCATTACTCTATCTGGACGGAGAAAGAGAAGGAAGTGAGGGAGCAGCCAGCCTTCAAGACCTTCGACAAGGTTCTTGTGAGAGACAGCGATACAGAAGAATGGGAGCCAGCGATTTTCCTCAGAATGAGCAAAGAAGAGGAAAAGAAAGAGCTCCCATACCAAGTTTTCTCTCTGTACTATGGTTTTAGTTACGAAACAGCTCAGTGTATCCCATACGAGGGTAGTGAGCACCTTGCCTTCACGTCAGACCCATTCTAGAGAGCCTATGGCGAGTGAATTATGCAAGGCTTGCGAGGTAGGGAGAAACTGCATCAACGGCAGGTACTGCCCACCTCGCAGGCAATATGTAGAACACCAAAACATCAAGGAATGCAATGGGAAGAAAAAGAAGGAGCAATCCTTGAATCACAGAAAATAAGTATTTAACCAGCTGGGCAGACCATCAACGCTACCCACTCTAAACAAAGAAAGCGAGGTGGAACATGAAGTAACAGATCCAAAGAAGGAGTGCTTGCATAATAAACTCGTTCCGTTATAAGATATTCATCTATTTGCAAATCGACAGGCACTCCCTCGATTTCTCTGTTTCAAGCCAGCAAGACGATGAAAGGAGAAGGGACTATAGGGTAGAGGATAGGAATAGTAGGGAGCTAGCGCACAAGCGCACACACGCACGTAGGATTCCGCAACCCGAACAACTCCCACAGACACAGATATAACGGCTTAGAACGAAAATTTTAAGAAAATAACAAAATAAAAAGAAAATCAAAAATAAAACAAAATGGAAAAAGGAACAGTTATAATCGGAATCGACCCAGACAACAACGAAAGCGGTGTCGGTGCAGTCTTCTATGATAGAAGATTCTTAGCTTACAAGATGAACTTCCCAGCTTTGATAGAATACCTCAAGGCTATGAACGAGAGTTGCAAGAAGGTAAAGGTCGTTATTGAAGGCGGCTGGCTCAATAAGAGCAACTGGCATGTGCTAAGTAAATTCATGACAGCAGTCAAGGCAGCAGCAATCGGACGATCCACTGGTATGAACCATCAGACCGGAATTCTCATCGTTGAGTGCTGCAAGCATTACAATATACCCTATGAGATAATCAAGCCATTAAAAAAATGCTGGAATGGCAAGGACGGAAAAATAACCCAAGACGAAATCGCCTACTTCATGAGTTCAGACGGAAAGATGCCGAGAATGAACCAAGACCAGAGAGACGCACTACTCCTCGCCTGGGTGTGTGCCGGATACCCGGTCAAGGTCAAGCCAAAGAAGCCACAGACAACCCTGCAGAAGACCATCAGAGCCTTTGATGGATGAGAAAAAACGAAGAGTTGCGAAAAGTTAAAATCGAACGAAGAACGAACAACTAAAGCGAAAAAGTCGTATCTTTGCGGCTGTGTTTATCAAATAAACAGAATTTTTCAAACTTAAAAAAGAAGATTATGAAAACAGAAGAAATCGCACTCTCCCGACTGGTGGAGAACAAGGAGAATCCGAGAACCATCACAACCGAGAAGTTTCAGAAGCTCGTAAAGTCGTTGCTGGTGTTCCCTCGTATGCTTAGCCTGCGTCCGATTGTTGTTGATGAGACGATGACGGTGTTGGGTGGCAATATGCGCCTGAAGGCGTTGAAGCACTGCGTGACGATGGATAAGGATTCAATCCGAGACATCCTGAAGGAGGATGGACGCTTCACAAAGGGTGAAATCTCCAACCTCATGAAGTACTGGATGGGATGGCGCAAGAACCCGACTGCGACCATCGTGAACGCAACTGACCTCACCGAGGCGCAAAAGCGTGAGTTCATCATCAAGGATAACGTGGGCTTCGGAGACTGGGACACCGATATGCTCAATAATGGTTGGAATACAGATTTGCTCAAAGATTGGGGCATCGAAAGTTGGAAGTTGCAAGGTTGGGGCGGCACTAGCAATGCTACAAGTGGAGGCTCTAGCCAACAAGAGCCTGATGAAACGGAAAGTAGCATGGGCGATACTCCTGACGAGTTGCCAATTGAATTGCAGGGAAAAGACCTAACCCCAGATGACTTGCCAAAGATAGAGGGCGATGACAAAACGGCTATGGAACGTATAATTATTACCTTCAAGTCAGAGGAACGGGATTATCTTGCAGCACTTCTTGGACTGGCTTCTATTGATAAAGTCTTATACTCTGTCGATGAGTTGAAAGACAAAAATGGAAGTGAAAATTGATTTTAAGCGTCAGAGAACGCATTTCGTAAGCGTACCTAGGTAAGTGTTAGCCTAGCTTATGAAAACGCAACAGATGCTAGATTCGTCAAAAATAACTACATTATGCGCACGGAATGGAATGAAGAGCGGCTAAAGGACATAGCTAGGAGAAGTGGCGTGTCGCAAACGCTTGCAGACGTAAGCTATGGACGCTTTGTGTTTCATCATTCACCATCTAAGCTATTTTGTAGATGGTTTAATGGGGGGGGCATTTCTGATTGCGGTTAAGAACAAATGGGCTTTCCGAATTATTGGGATTGCCTGTGTCAAGGAATGGCAGCGCAAGGGTGTTGGCTCATTATTGCTTTCTGTGGCCATAGATGAAGCAAGGAAGTGCGGCTATAAATTGATAGAAACTCGCTCAAAGGAAGGAGCGGAGTTCTATTGTCGCAAGGGCTTTGATGTGGTAGGCATGAAAGGTGGTGATTATTTGTTGAATTTGCAATTATGAACATTCGGAGCGATTATAACGAAAAAGAGCTGAAAAGAATAGTTTCCAGGTTGTAGGGTCTAACGAAAAGGGCGAGTATTTAATGGAAAAAATAATAAATATGGGATATTATCAGTCACCAAGATGGAGCAATGAGATTGCGGATTGTTCCATGCCAATGACATTTGACACGTACTCCAATTGTGCGTATGGATGTCTATATTGTTTTGCGCAGTTCCAAAGGGCACTTGGGGGCGCAAAGGAAGCGTACCTTCATAAGGATGTGAAGCCAGTAAACGTTGAGCACATCAAAAAAATGTTTACTGAGCCTGACAAATACGCTGGTCAGTTCGCTACATACATTAAAGACCGAAAGGTCATGCAGTGGGGTGGAATGAGCGACCAGTTTGACAACTTCGAGCGTAAGTTTGGCAAGACGCTTGAGCTTCTTCGGTTCTTCAAGGATATAGATTATCCGCTTTGCTTTTCCACCAAGGCTACATGGTTTACTAAGGATGAGCGATACATGGAGTTGATACGAGGTCAGAATAACTGGAATTTCAAGTTCTCTATTATCACGCTAGACCAACAGAAGGCACATGTAATCGAGAGGGGCGTAGATAGCCCGATAGAACGGCTTGCAGCCATAGAGCGTATAGCCAATGCGAATGCAGGTGGCGCAACGTTACGTCTTCGTCCATTCGTGATAGGTGTCAGCACTCCTACATACCTCGACTTGATACAAGAGGCACATAATAGAGGAGCAAGCGCAATGAGTACGGAGTTCTTCTGTGTGGAGCAACGGTCGCCAACCTTGAAGGCATTTATGCCAAAACTAAATGAATTGTGTGGCTTTGACGTGATGGCGTTCTACAAGAAGTATTCCGTATCTACAGGCTATCTTCGATTAAACCGAAAGGTAAAAGAGCCTTTCATGCGAAATATGAAGGCTTTGACCGAGAAGATAGGAATGCGTTTCTATGTAAGTGACGCTCACTTCAAGGAATTATGCTGTAACGGCTCTTGTTGTGGTCTTCCATCTGACTGGAACTATTCTAAGGGGCAATGGTGCGAAGCCTTGCAGCTAGCCAAGAAGAACGGACACGTATCTTGGAATGAGGTGCGTCACGACATCGAGGAACTTCATCAGTATGATTGGGGTAGGGCGCAAGGTTATAACTGTAACAGCAGCGAGAAGCGTGCGAAGTTTATGGGGATGACCATGGCAGAGTACATGAGATACCTTTGGAATAATCCGCAGAATGGCCAATCCCCATACAAGCTATTCGAGGGCGCAATGGTACCAGATGGTAAGGATGTAAACGGAAATATCATATACCGTTACAACGGTGCTAAATTTTAAAGAAACTATGGGATGTGAATGTTGTAAGATTCAGCGACCGAAGGACTATGCAACTTGCAAGGTCGCAAACAAGAAACCGTTCGGGAAATGGTATCTTGCACCGTGCGGAATGACTTTTAGTCCGCAGGAAAGAGGGAGTAATTACACTCCACCAAAAAAGAGAAAGAAACGTAAAAAATAGACGCTATGCCACAAGGTAATAACAACAAGTTAAGGGCACAGCGCATCGACATCGAGAACCGCCTGCAGATTATCGCACCCCTATACCGCAAGGGATGGACGGAGCGAGAAATCACGGCAGAGGTGAGGAAACGGCTCGACAGACCGAAATACAATCAAGCGCACTGCGACATTCAGCGGTTATTGAAGGAGTGGAGGGAAGAGCGGCTGACCGACACGGACGAAAAGATAACCAGCGAGGTTGCAAGGTTGAAGCTGGTAATACGTGAAGCCTGGGAAGCATGGGAGAAATCCAAGGAAGACTACCACGGCAAGACACAGAAGCAAGTCGGACTGCCAAACGAGAATCCTTCAACTGGGCAGGTAACGATGGAGACCGTCAAGGCGATAATGTACGATGCTGAGAAGCGAGGACTCGGAGACCCACGCTACCTTGACATCATTTTAAAGGCTGAGACGCAAATCTGCAAGCTGCTCGGACTGGATAAGGTCGTGCTTGATTTGAACGCAGGCTTCCAAGGCGGCATCGAGGTACGCTACATCAACTCCGGACACCAGTGTGCATCCAGCGAGCAGGAAGTAATCGAGCGTGAGGGATTGAACGAAGAATAATTTTTTACCATAATTTTGTTTTAAGTTCTTATTATTTGAAAGAATGGCACTATTTGACGTTATTGGTGAACTGTATGCCCCGAATGCGGACGTGAAGCCAAGGTTTCTCGTAAACCAAGGAGGTACGTCCTCGGGGAAGACATACACCATCATGCAGCGTCTTATAGTGCTTTCTTTTGAACACCCCATGGCAATTATCACGGTGTGCGGTCAAGACCTCCCGAACCTGAAGGTGGGAGCCATGCGAGACCTCGACACCATCCTGCACACAAGGGCAGAGCTGCTGGACTGGTTCAAGAACAACAAGAGCGACAGCAGCTACAGAGGAAAGAACGGCTCTATCATCGAGTTCAAGAGTTACCAAGATGCGCAGGATGCAAAGAACGGAAAGCGTGACTACCTGTTCGTGAACGAGGCGAACGGTGTGCCCTACGAAGTGTTTTGGCAGCTTGCAATCCGAACCCGAAAGCAGGTGTTCATCGACTACAACCCAAGCGCAAGGTTCTGGGTGCACAACAACATCATCGGCAGGGATGACTGCCGCTTGATACTAAGCGACCACCGAAACAACCGATTCCTGACAGCGCAGGAACACAAGAAAATTGAAGAGATTGACGACCCCGAATTGTGGAGAGTTTATGCAAGAGGATTGACCGGAAAGATTACCGGACTTATCTTCACCAACTGGGGCATCGTTGACAAGCTGCCACCAATGGAAGAGTGGAAGATGGATTGCTGGGGGTTGGACTTCGGATTTACCAACGACCCGACAGCACTGGAGCACCTTATATTGGCGCACGGAGAGCTGTGGGTGGATGAGGAAATCTACCAGCCGGGACTGACGAACGAAGACATCGCAGACCGATGCAAGGAGCAAGGACTGACGAAACGGGACCTCATCATTGCGGATTCGGCAGAACCTAAGAGCATTCAGGAGATACACAACCAAGGTCTGTGGATAATACCAAGCACCAAGGGTAAGGACAGTATCAACAACGGCATCGACATCTTGAAGCGTTTCCGCATCAACATAACAAGACGCAGCCACGGCATCATCGGGAACATGCAGCAATACAAGTGGAAGAAGTCAAGGGATGGAGAGACCACGAACCAGCCTATAGACGCATTTAACCACGGCATAGACGCAATACGATACGTAGCCTTGAAGAAGTTATCCGTAGCGAGCCACGGAACGGCTAGGGCGCATGTATTGAGACAATAACAACGACAAAATTATAAAGCGTATGGATAAGAACACGACATTCAAGTACTGGCTGGCAGTGGCAAGGCACACCAGCTATAAAATCGGCAAGCAGCCACGACCTGCATTTGTCGGAGATAAGAAAGTGCCCGACAATCTCAACCAGCTATCCATCGGGCAGCTGATAGACCTTTCCCAGCTATCAGACAGCGAGGAAAGTCTGTATCAGATAGTGACAACCGTCCTCGGTCTGAGCCACAAGGAAGTGGAGCAGGCAAGGGCGGTTGATGTCGTTATGCTCATCGGATGGGTAACATCAGAGGTGGAGCGCATCAACAAGCTCTTCGAGAGCACAGACACAGCGAAGCCAACGAGACTGGAGAAGGAGGCAGGCATCGACACCCTTCGGTTCGGACTGTTCGGAATGCTGGACTGGTATGCGGTAAGGATGGGCATCAGCGACCACGACCAAGTTCTGAAAACACCATGGCTTCGCATCTACAAGTGCATGGAAATGGACAACAAGAGAAGCGTGTACGAGCGAAACCTGCAGAAGTTGCAAGCGGAAGAAATGAAACGTAAATCTAGATAATTATGGCAACAATCAGAGAAACATTAAGGCAGTTGGCAGCAGACACGCTACCAGACTACACCTACCTATTCGAGGACTGGGACACAGCGGACACCAAGCTGGAGAAACTGAACTATCCGGCAATCGTCTGCATCATCCCAGCCAGCGGCACGACAGAGATACGAAACGGCAGGGTATACGACACCGTGAACGTTGCCCTGGCTTATCTCGACACCGTACCGAGGGCAGCGGATGGAGAAGACAACGGAGAGTGCATCGACCGAATGAAGGTGGCAGGGGCAAGGATGATACGAGCCATCAACCAGTCGCACCAGTTCGAACCGCTGGAAGGGCAGCAGTACTACGAGACCATCATCGAGCGGCTGAGCACGATCGTGTCGGGCGTAATGTACTCCCTGCAACTGACACAGAGCATAGGAGGGTGTGAGGTATGAGCAAGGGAGGTATTCAATTCGACCCCAAGGCGGCATCGATGATAATGAGGGAGGAAGTGGAGAGAGCACGGCAGCTTATCATCAACCACATTCGTATCAACGGACAGAACGCATCAGGGCGAACGATAGCGAGCCTAAAGGTGGAGCAGCCCAGCGAGGAAGAAACTATCCTCTGGGGGCACAAGCCATTCGGGGTTCTCGAAACCGGACGAAGGTCAGGCAAGATACCCTACGGCTTTGCTGGCATCATCCGGCAGTGGATGAAGGACAAGGGACTGCACGGCAGACCTATCCCCTACAAGACCGACCGGGCACACAAGTACACTCCACAAGAGCGTGGCGACATGAGCATGGCAGGAGCCATCGCCCACACCATCGCAAACAAGGGTTCTAAACTGCACCGGACTGGCGGCAGGGCTGACGTATACAGCAACGTTGTGCCCGACACGATGAAGCGGCTCGGGCAGCGACTTATTTTCTTAATCCACCAGTCGGTGGGAAGTATCAAACTAAACAATGAGACGGTATGAGACAGACAGAGGAAAACAATATTACAATCCAATACCCGGACGCTGTAGGCTTCGCATTCTTGCCTTGCATCATCAAGGCGAGCGGAAGCAACCTATCGTGGATTGAGGTAATAATCAGATATAACAACATAGAACGTTCCTACAATGTGGAAACGTTGAACGGCAGTTGCATAACGGACTTCAAGACATACGTGCAAGCTCTTTTTGACGGACGTATCAATGCAGCCTATGATTGGACAATAGGCTATGACTCCAGCGTTCTAAACATTCTCGTGGGTATCGAGGTCAACGCATACGATGCCGGAAACGTACAGCTTGCGAGCATCGATTTCACTACGAACATGGTTTGGGGAGCACCAAAGTATGGGGAGACGTGGAACGGCTACAAACGGCTTACATGGTTTACTCATTATCCGTTCACCTTTGGTATATACTTAAGCAAGTTAAACACCAACATACTAATCGGTTACGAGGGAGCACCCAATAAGCTACTGAAGATTCCGGTTAACGGTATGGTGGACTTCTACGCAGGCGAATTGCCTAGTGGCGCAAAATACTGGAACATATACGATTATGATGGAGAGATTCAGCAGGGAACGTTTGACAATACTTTCGACCTTACTTTCAGATTAACCACCGGAGGTAAGCAGTCACTATTGTTACGCATCGACAGAGACGATGCTGAGAGTGGTATCTATCTGCGTTGGATTGACCGGCACGGATTCATCCGCTATTGGCTCTTTGCGGCTGGGGAGGAAACGAGGGAGATAGCCAGCGACCTGAGTTTCATACGCAACAATTTAGCCGATTATCTATACGGCTACTATGGCGATAATGGAAGAAGGCAGGGATACGAGCGTACGGATTCAATCAAACTTTGTGCTCCGTTGGTTGACAGTGATACGTTCGATATGCTACAAGACCTAGCCAGCAGCCCAGTCGTTGACATGTACCTAGGGGGAGACTGGACGCAAGAGGAAGACATGTGGATGAGCGTAACAATCAAGGCAGGAAGCTACACGAAGAGCACAGCTTGCTTGCAGGATTTCGTGTGCGAAATGATTATTAACAACATTAACGTTCAGAGACTATGATAGACCAGCAACTTTACATTGACGGTGTTTTGATGGACTTGCCGGAGAACACCGATGTGGTGCTCGACATCAAGAGCAACCTTTTTCGTGACGTCACGAAAATGACCTCGAACTACACGTACACCATCCAGTTGCCACGGACGGTGCACAACCTTTCAGTTTTGCAGCAAGCGGATAGACCGAAGAGCGGCAGCAGATACCCCTATATTTTCCATAAGTGCAGTTATTTCCGTGGTGGTGTGGAAATTATCAAGGACGGACGCTTGAACGTTCTGAGCATCGAGGAAAATGTTGAGGTCTCAATCTATTGGGGTATAATGCCAGCGTTCACGAAGCTACTGGAGAGCGGAATGAAACTGAACGAACTGGGAGTGACAGACAGAGTGCTTTTTGAAAAGTACAACACTCCAAACACCAGGGAGGAAGCCGTGAGCAATGGGATATTCTTTGCTTATTACAATCCATACCGAATTGAGAGCAAAGATAACTTTGGCATTAATTTGGTGCAGAGGAATAAATATACCACGACACAATACTCGCCTAGCCGTGGACGCATCAGAACAGGTACAGAGGTCGGAAAGTATATAAGCGGAAATATAGAGAGCGCATCGAACATGATCTGTGCTCTTATCCCTTTCTTGCCATCATCAACGGCAAAGGTGCAAGCGCAAGGAAAGGGCGATTACAGAAGCTATGCAGTACTGGATAAGTACATGCGGGTTATATCCGTGAGCGGAGAAGATGAGACGCTGGAAGTATACACCATCAGAGGAGAGGCTAGAGCTGCATACCTCGTAGTGAATGCACCTGCCGAATATTACAGCACTCTGTCGCTATCAGTTACCGGGCTGACACCTATGCACGAAATGATAGATGGCGATAATAAGGAGGATTTCGTAGGCGATGATGTGGCGGTGGATGAATATAAAACGTCCCCAAAATTCTTGCAGCCATGTGTGACCGTAAACTGGCTATTGTCAAGGATAGCGAGGAAGTCGGGCGTATCTTTCGTTTGGCAGGATGATGAAGCAAAGAAGATGTTGAACAACCTCGTTGTGCCTATAATCAACAACAAGGCAGACGACAAGACAATCATCGGTAATCTGACCGCAGACGTTAAGAGCCGTGACGGACTGGGAGCACTTTCCTTTTCCGTCAACAACTCATTGACGTCAGTCACACCAAGCACTGGTAGCGATGTACAGAAACTGACGATAACGAAGGATTGCGAACTGACCTTTGATGTGCAAGTGCAATACTACGTCAGACATCAGTTTGATGACGCAGCGGAGATTCAGTTGCCTATGGGCGTGAAAATGACCGTAACAACACCAAGTACCACCGGAGGTGAGGCATCCACGCAGGAATACGAGTTCGGAGATTTGAAGTACGAGGATGGACAGGTTAAGTACCCGGTCGTACTACGCAGATATGCTATCGATGGCTATCTTTATTTGCTTTCGGCAGGGACAAACACTATATCGCTAAAGAAGGACGATGTACTGACGTTTGAGACTATCATGCACGGAATAAACACAGTCAACATGCCTTCCGTTTATGGCGGCAAAATCACTGCGAGCGTCAAGAGTGGGGACAGCGTTCCGATTGGTGGAAGTTTCCCTATCGGCATAAACCTGCCTGAAATCGAGGTAACAAGTTTCATTAAGTTTTTGGCTTTGATAACTGGCTCATTCCCTAGACAGCTGACCAATAGCACGCAAGTACAGTTTATCATGTTTTCCAGCGTCTGGCGCAACAAGGCGAACGCCTACGACTGGAGCGGAAAACTCATTCCGTATGACCGACAAGGAGCACCACGAAAAAGCGAGTATTCCGTTTCTGACTACATGCAGCACAACCGCTACAAGTGGAAGGAAGACGAAGAGACGCATGGAGACTATGATGCAGACCTTGCAATCAGCAATCCAACTTTGGACTATGAGCAGGACACATGGACGTTGCCATTCGCAGCCACGGACGGAAACCGCATACCGATAAGAACACTGGATTCATTCGGCATGAAGAGCGGTGGCGAGTATAAGGGTTGCAAGGAGCGGATAATGACGCTAAGAGACGACAAGGAGCAGGCGGCACTACGATTCGACATTGACCTTCAGAACATCTTCGATACGAAGTACAAGCAGCTTGTGGCAAGCATCGCCAATGCGCACGTAATCACGGAGCGGCTCAATCTTTCTGACTTGGATATTTTGGATTTTGACGAAACGAAGCCAGTGTACCTTGCCCAGTATGGAGCCTATTTTGCGGTTCTAGAAATCAAGACAACAAGCAGCGGATATTGCGAGGTTACAATGATAGAGTTGAACAACTAAAAAGAAAGAACTATGGTAAGTGAAGACAAACAGCAGATACTTGACATCAAGGTCAAGTACGAGGATGCAATCTACGGCATCATCAGATACAAGGAAAAGATAGACCAGCTAAAGCAATCCATCAAGGACTTGCAGCAGCAGGAAAAAGACAAGACCATCACGACAAACGAAATGAAGGTGCAGACGGAAGCCATCAACGCAACCATCAAGGAGTACCAGTACAACGTGCGCACCTTGCGGAAGGAGATCCAGAACAACGTGCGCACAGAGAACGAGCAGGAGGGCAGCTTGAAGCAGCTGCGTGCCCAGCTTTCCAATGCCACCAAGGCTTACGATGAGATGAGCCGTGCCGAGCGTGATAGTTCCAAGGGTCAGGAGATGCAGGAGCATATCCAAGACTTGATAGAGGAGCTGAAAGAGGCTGAGGAGGCTACTGGAAGATTCCAGCGCAGTGTCGGCAGCTATTACGATTCCATGATGAAGGCGGCTGACGACCTGCAGAACACCGAGTTTTTCGGTTTTGATGTTGTTGATGATACTGGAATCGGAAAGGTTATGGAAATGGGAAAGTCCGTGGAAGACCTAAAGGTAAAGTTTGGTGCGTTGAAAAATACGGCTCTTTCCTTATTGACCAACCCTTATTTCCTCGCTATGGCAGGTGTGGCAGGTGTCGGAATGGCATTCAAATGGTGGTACGACTACAACAAGGGATTGATGGAAGCCACACGACTGACGCAGCAGTTCACCGGATTGACCGGGGACGAAATGAAATCCGTGCGCAACGAGGTTCTAGCGGTATCCAATACATTCGGTTTGGAATTCACGGAGACAATGCAGTCTGCTAATACAATGAGCAAGGCTTTCGGCATTTCCGTTTCTGAGAGTTTGAAGATTATGCAGGACGGACTGGTGAGCGGTGCAAACGCCAACGGTGAGTTCCTCGACACGATTAAAGAATACCCTAGATACTTCAAGGAAGCCGGACTGAATGCAGAAGAAATGGTGGCAATATCAACGCAAGCGACCAAGGAAGGCATCTTCAGCGACAAGGGTGTTGATACCATCAAGGAAGGAAACCTGCGACTTCGTGAAATGACAACTGCTACGGCTGCCGCACTTGACGGAATAGGTATTTCTTCCAAGCAAGTTCAGAAGGACTTGCAGGACGGAAGCAAGACCACATTCCAGGTTATGCAAGAGGTGGCTAATAAGTTGAAGGAACTCCCACAGTCAAGTGCTGCTGTAGGTAGCGCAATTGCTGACATCTTCGGTGGTCCTGGAGAGGATGCCGGACTTGCTTATATCGAGATGCTCGGTGACATCGAACTTGATATGGACAAAGTAAAGGCAAAGTCCGGTGATCTTGCCAAGGCACAAGAAGACGAGTTGAACGCAACCAAGGACTTGCAGGACGCAATGGCTTCTTTGTTCGATTACACTGGGGGTGGATTCGAGACCATGAAGGCTCAGTTGAGCACGATTGCAAAGAAATCACTTACGGCAGTTATCAAGGGAACAGTGAAGGCGATCAACTACTTCATCGACTGGTACAACGAAAGCCTTCTTTTGCGTGGAGTTATTCAGACATTGGGGGCGGCTTTCCGTGGCGTTTGGTCGGTAGTCAAGGGCGTTGCAAACCTTATCATCGATGCAATGAAACAAGTCGGCAGAAGCCTAAAGGGTGCGCTCGATATATTG